CTTTCGGGGCCTCTTGCCGCGATATTGCGGTGATTCCTAACGTCTCATCATCTAGGAGGACTTATGGGTACGCGATGCGTAGTTACTTTGGAAGAGATATGGGTTCGTATCACTGAATTCCTGCGGAATGAATGCAGGTGTGATGGACCCCATGTCATCGACCTTGAACGAAACGTCTGCGTTGCCTGTGGTCGCTCTTTGGGTGATGTTGACGTGGTAAAGGAATCGAGTACCGTACCCACACTGTAGCTCAGAGGCCTCTCGTGGGAAACTTTCCATAGGAGGCATTATGAACTGCAGCCAAGTACGCTCTCTTGTGGTTCGGGTGGTTTGGTATGCTACGGTGGCTGTCTGCATCGCAGTGTACCTGTTAATCTTGACAGGACCCACGGAGTGTGGCTCTTTCTTTGCCACTCCTCGTGATCAGGCCATTTGCTACCTTTATGGTGGTAAGTATGGCATTGACTGACAGGATCCTCCATTCGGACTATGGGCGTCTCTTGACTTCATCAGAGATGCTTGAATGGGCCGAACGGGGCTTACAACCTAGCGTGGGCGGCAGAATGTTTTACTTGACGGTGTATCGTTGGAATGTAGAAATCGCGAAGACGACAGTTGGTCCACTCAATATAACAACGTTGAGTGAGTCACTACGTATTCTCGACCTGCAGTTCAGCGAAATACCGAATGGTCTGCGTTTTGCTCTCACGTCGTGGCGAAGAACCCCGGGCGATTTCATTCAATCCGTTACTAATGTCGGCAGTGTGATCTCTAAAGTCCTCAAATTTTCAACTCGAGGGCTAGAGGTTGTGCTGTCGGTGTCGGTGCGGAACTACTCACGGATCGTAAATTCGATCAATGAGTCAGAAAGGCGGCTGCGATGGAAAACACAGCTGTCTTCGACGTTAAGTGCGATAAGCAAGGTGAAAACCTTGCGGAAGAATCCGGAGCTAGATAACTACACTAGCACGACGGTGACAACGACCCCTGTGACGAAAGTTACTACGTCGCAAGAGGCCGCTCGTTATAGTCGAACGTATAGCAGTGTTCGAACCCCCGGGTTTTCGAAGCTCTCCAAGGAGGGTAACCTTCCGATGAACAACTATGCCTTAAATAGGCTAGAAATTCGTCCTGGGCCCTATACGGATCTTCGCGCTCATGTTAACGGTATCGACTTTGTTAAGTCGGAAGTTGACAAGAACGTGTACTTGACGTCTGCCTTAGTCCCAGCGAATCATATCGCTATGGACGAGAATCTGACAGTTTTGAAACTGGCGAGCAAAGTAAATCCTGCTCGTACGAATCTCGCGGAATCATTCAGCCAGGCTACACTCATGGGAAAGACAGTTGCGGATAATATATCGCGACTGGCTGACTTAGTGAGGATAATCCATGGTAAACGTCCACGAGGTCTCGTTAAAGTTCTTGGGAAGAAGAAGGCTGTATCCTTCGGTAAGGGCTTAACGCTCCTTAAGAAGGGTGGGCTTAGCGGATCTGAACTTCTTGCGCAGTTATGGCTCGAATACAGATATGCTTGGCTCCCTCTAATTGGGGATGTAGACAGCTCCCTGAAGGCTTATGCTCGTTATCATGAGCAGCACCCTTTGGTCTCTAAGGTAACCGCGACCAGTCGTAAGCGTTCGACAACGTATCAAGAGATCGCATTCTTTACCTATTCCGATGGAACTCAGGCTGTTCGCAAGTTTTATAGTGCGAATACCACAGTTCTCCGGTTTGGGGTGGAGTACGGTCTTGACAGTATTGCGTTGAACGTGCTGTCTGGTTTAGGTTTCACCTCCCCGGCTTCTTTAGCCTGGGAACTAACTCCTTTCTCGTTCGTTGTAGACTGGGCCCTTCCGATTGGACCGGCTCTCGAAGCTTTTTCGGCTTTTGAGGGTTTGGTTTTCCGGAAAGGGTATAAAACCTACTTTACGCGTCGGGAAATCCGCATGGCCATCGAGTCTTCAGGCGATGTACCTAGTCAACATTGTAGTTTTCGAGGGTGGAGTGATGCTACCAGGATTCTCGTTGACCGGACGGCACTTAGTGCTTTTCCGGGTTCGAGGGTTCCTAGTTTCAAAAGTCCATTCTCGTTGATTCACGCAGCTAATGCTGCGGCTCTTTTGACTAAGTTATTGCTTAGGAAATGATGGTTCACTGTATTCTCATAATGAGGAACACATGGGCGCAATAGCCTCCATAAAGACCAGCTCGATCCTCGGTTCTCTGGTACGCTCAACGAGCGCAACCATTGGCGTGGACGTGTCTGTAGCCGGATCACCCGGCAATCTCGACCCCGATGGTTTTAACCCTCAGGGAATCGCGCAGTGGGTAGACCGTAGCAATGGTTCGCAAATCGGTTACCCGCGGCTGTCTCTGCTTTCCCGGTCGCCTACCAAGACGTCCAGGTTAACACGAGTCAGTTTGAAGTTCATCCAGCCCGTGTTGGAACAGGTTCCGCCCGCTACGGTTTTCACCAAAGCGTACGACCTGACTGCCAACTTGGAGTTTCTCCTGCCTGAGCGATGTACCCTTGCCGAACGTACTGCGTTTTTCAGCAAGGTCACTAGCTTGTTTTTCGTTACCATCAATGCGTCGGATGATGTGCCTACCGATTTAACTGGTAGTCCACTTCCGTCCGCCGTACTGGCGCTCGATAAACCCTACTAACCTGGCATTGCCAGTCGTAGGTCGCAGGACAACTGGAGAACACTATGTCTTCTAAGAGGCGTAGTAAAACACTCTTGAATGAGTGTCGCACTTACCGCGTTCCTGAAGGTACCACACTCTCAGCAATTCGAGAGGTTCTTATCGGTCTCGATTGCCCTAGGTCCCTAGCTGTGTGGATCATCATTCGTGATGACCCATCGCAGTTAAAGACTTTGGGCTTCGACCCACTCAATTATAGAAATATGGTTGAGTGTCGTGATGCCTATAGTGCTACTAAGCTCGTGTCAAAGGCCAACTTTTTAAAGACTGGCGTAGATACGGGTGAGGCGGCGCTTCAGAAGTTTTTCTTAAATGAAGACCTCTGTAGGCAGACGAATGCCCGGTTTAGGCGGTTAGATTTTGACCCTTTATTTAGGGGGCCAAACGTTCAAATGTATAACACATTTGTTCGTAAAATATCTTCCGTTCTTGTCGGGTACTCACCGTGGGAGCTTTTTGATGAGGCGAATTGGGGTCCTGGCGTGACAACCCGAATTAAGGGTGAAATCGCGACAGCCACCAATAAATTCCAACACGAAGTTGGAATAACGCGAGATCTGTACGATCTAGTTGCCCCCTGCTTAACAGCAGGTTATCCTATTTGGGGTGCTCACTTAGTTGATGTGGGCTTTCCCAAGTTCGACGTGGGTAACGAGATAACAACTGTCCCAAAGGATGCGTTTATCGATAGAGTTATTGCCGTAGAGCCAGGGTTAAATCTCTGGTTCCAAAAGGCAATGGGCTCGATGATTCGAAGACGTCTTCTTTGTCATGGGATCAATCTAAACTTGCAGGATAGGAATCAGCAGTTGGCCAGGAAGGGTTCAAAAGACTCGACACTGGCTACTGTTGACTTTTCCTCTGCAAGCGACACCATCTCGAAGGAGCTTATCCGTGACGCCTTTCCGGCTCACTGGTTCGCGCTTCTTGATGCTGGTAGATCACATTATGGCCTTATCGAAGGCAAGCCGCGATTGTGGGAGAAGTTCTCCAGTATGGGGAACGGCTTCACATTTGAGCTTGAGTCGCTTATCTTTTATGCTGCAGCATGCAGCGTCTGCGAATACTTGAATTTAAGTACAGCAGAAGTGAGCGTCTATGGTGATGACGTAATAATACCGTCACCTGCTTTCGATGTCTTTTCATCCTTTAGTGAGTTCCTAGGCTTTTCAGTAGGCGGCGACAAGAGCTTTTCAGGTCTTGTTCCGTTTCGTGAGAGCTGCGGTTCCCATTATTACGATGGTGTGGATATCAAGCCAGTGTACATAAAGTACGCTGCAAGGACTTTGTTGGAACTTTACAGGCAGTTAAACGCTATTAGACGATGGTCGCATCGCAGGCTTAATAACCTTGGATGTGATTCGTCGTTGAAAGGCGCTTGGCTGTCCCTGTACCGAGCGGTTCCGAGGACTTTACGCCTCTTCGGTCCGTACGGCATGGGAGACGGTTTCATCATGGGAAACTTTGATGAGGCCTGTCCTGTTCATGCTAGGAATGGTATCGAAGGATACCTGTTCTGGCAGTTTCAACAGATCGGGAAGACTCGATCGTCCGAGGAAGTTGGTCTACTACTTGACCGTCTTCGTAATAAGTCCGCACAAGAGTATGGTAATAATTATACTCTAAGAGGGCCTACACGCGTCGCTTTTATTAGGACGCTAGTTGGGCGGTGGTACGATCTAGGTCAGTGGTTCTAACTCTGACTCTTTTCTGGCTCTGCTTCGGCAACCAGGGGTGAGTAAATTCTACTCTAGG